GAGTGAGAGTGACGACGGGGAATGAGGCCGAGATATTCGGCCGCTGCAGTGAGGGACCGGATCCGACGCGGGAATTCCGTCGGATCATTGCGATAGATCGTGCCGGTATCGGTGATCTCGACGAAGTCATCGCCGCACGCGTAGATCGTCGAGAACGGCCGGCTCTCGATGGAGAGCCGGGCCGTCTTCGCGAGCTCGTCGAATTGCGCGCGGCGCATCGGTTAGCGCGCCTCGCGAATGAACCGGACGGCCTTCGCCGTCATCGTGACGATCGCGCGCTCGCTCGAGTCGCGGATCCCGGACCAATCGCCGCCGGCCGTCCCGATCCCGCGGCCGAACCCGTCGGCGAGCGCTTCGAAGTCACAACCGGCGGACCATGCCGCTTGAATCACGTACAGATCGGCACGGGCCGAGAACGCGAATCCGTTCCGCATCCCGCGGAATCGGCTCGTCGGCTCGCCGGCTTCGATGCACGCGAGCGCATGCGTGAGGACAACCGTCACGTCACCGGCGACGTACGGCAGGGAGTCGAGATCGGAGAGGATCGAAGCGGCGGCGGACGTCATCGTGAGTACCTCGAGTGAGAGTGTATGCACATTCTAAACGTCCTTGTGCGATTGCACAAGGGGCCTAGAGGCGCCAATCGATGACGCAGGCGTTTACGGCGTCCGCCGCGGCCGTGCGCTCGCACCACTTCCGCACGATCCGCTCGGCGTGCGCGCGCGTCGGGGCCGTCACGATCGTACCGTCGGGCAGCATGACGAGCAGCTCGCCGGCCTCGCCGCGCTCGACGACGGCCTTCCCTTGCACGTTCACGCGGGGCGCCGTCATCGCGACGTATCCGGATCGAAGGCGATCCCGCCGATTTCGAAGCTCACGCGGTACGTCTCGGTCGTGCCGCGGCGCGTCACGCGCGCGATCCAAAGGCTGCGGGAAGGATCGTAATCGACGCGGACGCTTCGCGCCTGCAGGACACGGCGGCCGGCGCGCTCGATGCGTGAAACGTACGTCTCGCTCGGCGTCATGCCTTTGCTATACCGTGAGTAACGCATACCGTAACCTCGAGCGTGAGAGTGTATGCACAAACTAAGAGGCCTTGTGCAATCGCACAAGGCCTCGAGGCAACAAAGATCCGGGAACCTCGCCGGCGTCTTACCTCTGCTCGGCGGCGATCATCGCCTGCGCGACGTCGTGCCAATTGCGGACCGGGACGCCGGCGAAGCCGCGGATACATACCGTGCGCGGCTCGGCGAGGAATGGCACGAGCTCGATCGGCTCGTCAGGGATCACCGATGGCTCGATCGTGGCGACGATCGAGGGGCCGGATTCCGGCGTGACGATGAGCGCAACGTTTATGTCACCGAAGCGGGCGATCGTGTCCGCGAGCCGAGCCTGCAGTTCCGATGCTAACATCGTGAGTAACCTCGAGTGAGAGTGTGCACACATACTAAGCGGCCTTGCGCAGTCGCACAAGGCCTCGCGCTATTTCCAGCGCTCGAGCGGGTACTTCCGCCGAAGCTGCCGGAAGGCCGCACGCAGCGGCGCGTCGAGCTCGAGCCGATCGTCGAGCGTCATCTTCACGCCGTACGTTTCCTCGTACCAAAGTTGCATCTCGCCGCGGCCGACACGCGTCGGCGGCAGGATCTCGTCGATCTGCGTCGCCGGCGTGCGCGCTTCGAAGCGGCGCACAAACTCGGCGACGTACGCGGTGATCTGCTCGGCCGTCATCGCTCGATCGCTCCGCTGCCGATCGCGCCGACACCGGCCGGCGTGCCGCTCGCCTGCCGCGCTTCCTCGACCCATTGCTCGACCGTGAAGGCGCCGAGCTGCGCGACGTACACGGCCGTCCGCGGCCAGCGTCCGACGTCGCCGGTAAAATACCAATAGTCCCGGCCGTGTACGATCTCGACACCGACGAAGCCGGCACGGGCAAGCGCCGCATTGACGAGAGAGCGAGTGACGCGAGCCATCGTGAGAACCTCGAGCGTGAGAGTGTATGGAGAAGCTAACCGTCCTTGCGCGATCGCACAAGGGGCCGCGGGAACGCCGGCGCGAGCTCCATTTTCAGCGGGCATTTTGCCGGAGCGTCCTCGAGGCAATGGGCCGGGCCGCCGTCGCCGGCGATCAGGCCGCGCGCGACTTCCTGACGGATTGCGCCGTGCTCGAGCAGCTCGAGGGCACCGCGACACGGCCGGCCGGGCGCATCGTCGCCGGGATGGATCCGGACGCCGTCGAGTATCATCTCGAGCACGTCGACGTCCGCCGGCGGACTGGCCGAAAACGCCGCGGACGCTAATCTTCCGCTCGATCCCTCGACCTAACTCCATGCAGCACACGAGCACACTCGCACGAGCACGGCAGCCGCGGACGACGCGCGCGAGCCGGAATGTCCGTCCCGTTCGCCGGCAATCCTGCTCGATCCCGTCCTGACGCCGCGGCCGCGACGCTATGCCTCGACCGGCGCACCGGCCGTCCAAGATCACCGCGGATCTCGTCGAACGGATCGCCGCCTCGATCCGCGGGGGAGCCTACAAAGAGACGGCGAGCGCACTCGTCGACGTGCACCGGGACACGTTGAACGAATGGCTCCGCCGCGGGGCGAAGGAAAAAGAGCGAGTTAAGTCCTTATGGGCCAAGGGAGAACGCCGCGCGCGCGTCCATGCCGGCGAATCCTTGTACGTCCGGTTATCCGACGCAGTCGAAAAGGCTCTTGCGGAAGCCGACGAGCGAGATCTCGGGCACGTCGACGCCGGCGCGCGCGGCGGGCAGCCGGTCGTCGTCCGCACGACGCGCACGCGATCGCAGCCGGTGATCGACGACAAGGGGAAGCCGGTCACGAAGCGGAACGGGAAGCCGATCCTCATCGTCGAGACGATCGTCGAGGAACGCACGACGGCGACGGCGCCGAGCTGGCAGGCGGCCGCATGGAAGCTCGAGCGGCGGAACCCGCGGCTCTACGGCCGCCGGACGTATGCCGAAGTCACGGGCCGGGACGGGCAGGATCTCATCCCGCTAACCGCGATCCGGGCCGCGCTCGCGGCGAATGACGAGATCGAAGACGCCGAATGGGAAGAGCTCGAGGAACCGGCCGGCCTGCTCGGTCCCGGTGCCGGCGAAGGTGATCCCGGCACGCCGGCGCCGGACTTCCCGGAGTGACGGCGACAAACGGCGCGCCGCGGCCGCCGACGAACGCCGAGATAAAGCGATGGCTCGCGGATCCCGTCGAGTATTCCCGCCGGTTCCTGCGTCACCGCTCATGGTCCATGCAGCGCGACGTTATGCGCTCGGTGCAGACGCAGCGGCGGACGGCCGTTAAGGGGTGTCACGCCTCGAGTAAGACGTTCACCGCGGCCGACGTCGTGCTCTGGTGGATCACGCACGATCCGCGCGCGGTCGTCGTCACGACGGCGCCGACGTGGAAGCAGGTACTTCTCACGATGTGGGGCGAGATCGGGAAGGCGATCGCGAGCTCGATCGTCGCCTATCCGGCACCGGGCCGCGCGCAGCTCTGGCTCGCACGCGCCGGCGTCCGCGGGGCCGCCTTCGATAACTTCGCGATCGGCCTCTCGACGAATGAGGCGGATCGGTTCCAAGGCCTGCCGCGACTGAAGACGCTAATCGTCATCGACGAGGCGCCGGGCGTGAAGCCGCCGATCTGGACAGCGATCGAGGGCATCCGGGCCGGCGGCGACGTGCGCGTGCTCGCGCTCGGGAATCCGACGTACGCCGGCGGCCCGTTCTATGAGGCCTTCACGTCTAACCGGATGGGCTGGTCGACGTTCACGGTCGACGCGCTCGATACGCCGAACACGCGGCCGCTCGGCCGGACGGTCGAGGAACGCCTCGACGTGATCGTGCGCGCGTACGATGAAGGCGACGGCGCGCTGCTCGATGGGGACGTCGTCCCGTATCTCGTCGGCCGCCGGTGGATCGGCGAGAAGTTCAAAGAGTGGGGGCCGGACTCGCCGCAATGGGAAGCGCGCGTGCGCGGGACGTTTCCCACATACAGCGAGGTATCCGTCTATCCGCTCGCGTGGCTCGAGCGCGCCGAGCAGCTCGAGCTCGAGGATCTCGAGGCGGACGATCTCGCCGCGACGCTCTCGGCCGATTTCGACGTCGGGATCGATCCGGCGGGACCGGGCCGGGCCGAGTGCGCCGTCACGATCGCGCAGCGCTCACACGTCGTCGCACAAAAGTTTTTCGCACAAGCGGATCCGCGCGGCCCGGTCGCGGAATTCCTCGCGCACTTTCGCTCGAGGATTCGCCGGCTCAAGATCGATACGAGCGGGATCGGGTACTTTTTCGCGACGCACTTCCGGGATATGGGATACGAAGTGCACATGATTAACGCCGAAGGGAATCCCGTTTTCGACTTCCCGGATCGGAGCGGCCGCCGGAAGTTTGCGAACCGGAAGGCGGAGACGTATTGGCACACGCGGCAGCTCTTCGAAGCCGATCAGATCACCGGCCTTAAGGATCCGAAGACGATTACGCAGCTCTCGCTCATACACTGGCAACCCGACTCGGCCGGCCGTATCATGATTGAGCCAAAAGAGAAGGCGCAGGCCGAGCGGGGCATGCCGTCTCCCGATCGCGCCGAGTCTTTGATTCTGGCGCTCGCGCCGGTCCGGGATCTCCCGGCGGACGACGAGCTGCCGCCGTCGACAGTGTACCGGAGTTTCTGAGTCGTGACGCTTCCCGCTGCCGCGACGCCGTCGCCGACGTCGGCCATGAATGCAAGCCGCGGATCCGTGCACCGGCCGCCGGCGGATCCGGCCGAGTGGACTTTGAACGACGCGCAGGGAGTCGTCGCCGCGCAGACGCCGCAATGGATCCCGACGGCGCGCCTCTTCGTCGTCGACGGCGATCACTGGCAGAACGGAACCGGATGGATCGGGCCGATGCCGCTTCCCGGATCCGAAGGCTACGCCGAGACGGCGCTACTCATCCGGAACGGCTTCACCTTCCGGAACGCGCTCGCCGAAGTGTCGAAGCGGTATACGAACGGCGTCGTCGGGACGGAAGCCGATTGGAGCCTGACGCCGGCGCGCGCGATGGAAGCGGACGATGACGAGCCGAATCCGGCCGAGCAGGCGCTCATCGATGAAGCAGAGGCCGCGCTTACGGGCTGGTGGGACCGGGACAAGATCGGCGCGCTCTTTTGGGCCTTCGCCTATCAAATGGCGTGGGGCCAGCGCTCGGCGATGCGGCTCTTCCTCTCGCGCTCGGCCTTCGTCGACGTCGGGACGGATCCGCCGACGGATACGACGGCGCCGGCGAGCGACGATGCGAACGGCGCCGAGCCGGCACCGAAGCAGCGCGCCGTCCCGAAGCAGGCGACGCTCGAGGATGCGCTGCGTCTAATCCTGCTCGACGTGCCGAAGGTCGAGAACGCGGCCGTTTACATGGATCCGGACACGCATCGCGAGGTCGGGGTCTATCTCTTCAAGACGGCCGACGGGAACGACGCCGCGGAGATCTCATACGTCGACGCCGCAAAGGTCGTGATCCGGACGCTCGGCGGCGCGACGCCGACGACGGTCGAGGTCGATCTCGGCGGCCACTTGCCGCATTATCAGGTGATCCGGCAGACGCGGCTCTTAACCGATGCCGCTTTCTCGCTGCAGCGGGCGCTCAACCTCGCGCTTTCGGTCGTGCCGCGGACGATCACGACGGCCGGCTTTCTCGAGCGCGTCCTGCTCAATGCGAAGCTGCCCGGAAAGTGGATCGAGCAAGGCGGCAAAAAGACGTGGCAGCCGGAGCCGAATCTCGGCTTTGGGCCGGGCGCGACGGCGTCGCTCCAAGGCGTCGAGTTTACCGATGAGCAGGGGAAAAAGGTCGTCAAGGATCCCGGCGTACAGTATCGGCCGCCGGTCGACGCCGGCCCGTCCGTCGACGCCGCCGAGAAGATTTACGGCGCGCTGCTCGCCGAAGTCGGGCAGGCGCATATCATGCTCTCGAGCGAGGCCTCGCCGAGCGGCCGCTCGAGACGGGAAGCGCGCGCGGATTACGAGAGCTCGCTCGAGGAAGCGGTGCATCCGATCGAGAACGCCGGCCGCTGGCTGCTCGGCGCCGTGCTCTCGCTCGCCGAGTACCTCATGCAGACGCCGGGCCGGTATACGGAGCCGCTGCGCGTCGTCTTCAACATCATACCGGACGCCGGGCCGCTCGCGTCAGAGGATCGGCAGCAGAACCTCGCCGAATGGGAGAAAGGCGCACGGTCGCTCGAGTCGGTTATGCTCGGCGCCGGCCTCAAGGATCCGGACGCCGAGCAGACGCGCATCTCGCAAGAGCGCGGCGCGCGGCTCGATCTGCTCCGGCGTCAGGCGGAAGTCGCGCAGTTATGGATCGATCTCGGCGCGTCCGTCGCACTCGTCGGCGAGCTCGTCGGCCTCGATGATGACGTCGTCGAGCAGCTCGAGAAGGATCGTAAATTGCAAGAGCCCAAGGGGACCGAAGAGAACACGGATCCCGCAGGGGGGAGCAATGGCGATCCGCAAGCAGGCGATCCGGCCGGTGGCGATCCCGCCGACGAAGGCGCCGCCTCGTGAGCAACTCCGATCGTGGAGCGCCGCAGAGATCGCGCGTCGATCACTCGTGACGGATAGCGATCTCGCACGCGCGCGCGGCGCATGGCAGCGTCACGCGGACGGCGTCTTTCGGACACTACTCGACGCCGACGAACGGCGGCCGTGAACGTCAATCTCGAGAAGGCACTCGTCGAGAACGTCGACGCCGAGATTCTCGACGCCGAGCGCCGCGCAGCGTCGGCGCTCGCGTCGTACGTGTCGGCGAGGCAGGAGAAAACACGGCTCGAGGCGATCCGGGACGTACAGCAGGCAATGAGCAAGGCGTAAACGCGTGCCGATCGCACGCCGGCCGTTTCTCTCCGCCTTCGAATGGGACGCGAAGAGCTCGCAATACCGCTCCAAAGTGTCGGGCCGTTTCGTCTCGAGGGACGTCATCCGCGGATCCCTCGAGCGCGCGCTTAACCGGGCGAAGCGGGAGATCGATCTCACGGGCGCGAACCTGCAGAACGGGCTAATTAGTGTCGACCAATGGCGGGAGCAGATGGCGACGCACGTCAAGTCGACGCACCTTTACTCGGCCGCGATTCCGCGCGGCGGATGGGCGCAACTCACGTCGGCGGACTTCGGGCGCGTCGGGCGGCTCGTGCGCTTTCAGTACGAGCGGCTCAATAAGTTTGCGCTCGAGCTGGCCGCCGGAAAGAAAACGGACGGATCTTTTCGGATGCGCGCGCGGATGTATGCCGGCGCGAGCATGCAGATGTATCACGAGAGCGAGCGCGTCGAGATGAAGGACGTCCAAGGGATGACACACGAGCGGAACGTGCGGACGCGCGGCGATAGCTGCGACGGCTGCGTGCACGAGTCATCTCGAGGATGGGTGCCGATCGGGAAGCTCCGGCCGATCGGGACGCGGACGTGCCTCACAAATTGCCGGTGTCACATACGCTATCGATCGGGAGACTCGAGATGAGACTGCGCGAGATTGTCGTCGACGTTCTCGAGGACGGGCCGCGGCTCATTCTCAATGCGACCGGGGACGGCGGGCACGTGTGGCTCGAGTGTCCGCATTGCATCCTCGCCGGCGTGCCGGACGTCGAGCGTCCGCGCGTCCGGCTGCCGTTCGAACGGGGCAAGGGCAAAAGCTCGCCGGTCGTGTGGGGATGGAACGGCGAGGCGGATCTCGAGAAGGTGACATTCACGCCGAGCGTACATATTCTCGGCGGACACTGGCACGGGCACGTCATCAACGGCGAAGTCACGCAGCCGTCGAATACCAACTAACGGGGGAGTCGACCAATGTTGAACGCCTTCCGGGAATCTCTCGCTCGCATCGTCGAGCTCATGATCGGCGTCGCCGCCGGCGTCTTCCTCGTCGGGCAGCTCGCCGATCCGCCGCGGACGGAATTCTCGAGTCTCGGTGTCGTCGTCGTGATCGCCGGCGTGACGGTCGTCGGCGCCGGGCTCGCCGCCGCGATCCATACGAGCCGGATCGGCCGGCCGCCGGCGGCGTGATCCTCGTCACTGGCGAGCGGCGCGTCCGCGACTGGCGAGAGCTCGAGCGGCAGATCGTGATCGGCCGGCAGCCGCCGCGGCGCTTCGCCGCGCTCCCGATCGCCGAGCAGGCGCACGTCGTCGCCTTCCTCGCCGGGCAGGCCTTCCGGAAGGCGGAAGAGGACCGGCGCGCGGAGCGGCTGCTCGAGACGCCTCGAGGCCGGCGCGTCGTCGCGGATCTCGCGCTCGAGGCGCTCGAGCGATGACGCCGCGGCCGTTCACGTGGTATACGATCCCGGCCGGCACGAAGCCTCGACCATGCCGCGGCAGCTCGTGCGAGGCGATGATCTTCGACATTCCGAGCGAGAAAACGCCGGGCGCGAAGATCCCGATCTCGATCGAGCCCGAAGGCGCATACGCGCCGACGTCGACGGATACCGGATCCGGCGTGAATCACTTCCAAGATTGCCCGGACGCCGACGAATTCACGGCCGCACGCCGGAAGCGGTAAGTCCTTCCCGTCTGGCCGATTCGGCTCTAATTGCTTAGGTTGTCGGCCGTGAGCCGGCGCCGGCACTCACGGCCGATGCCTCGACCGATCCGTATCGACCGAGCCATTCCGTCATGACATTTCTCCGCCGCGGCCGCCGCTTTCTCGATCCGAACACGCAACCGGGCACGGGCTCGGGTACTCCGGATCCGTCACCGGGGCCGCGGCCGGCGCCGGTTCCCGGCACGACGACGCGACTCCCGGCGAACGTGGAGCCGGAATTTCAAACGCTCGTCACGCGCGCCGGGAACGCCGAAGCGGCCGCGCGAAGTCTCTTCGACGAGAATTACCGGCTCCGCCGGCGCGTCCGCGATCAGAAAAAGGCGCTCGAGGCGTACGAGACGCGCAACCCGCAGGGCTCCATCGTGCTACACGGTGAGCAGCTCGCCGAGTACAACGCACTAAAGACGCTCGGGAAGCCGGCCGAGCTGAAGGCGAAGCTCGACGAGGCGACGAAGACGGCGACGGAGCTCGCCGCGGCGAAGGTGAAGGACGCGCGCGCGAAGGCGGCCGGCCTTATGAAGTGGGGCGCCGCGACGCTGGCCGATCGTCTCGTCGCGGATCCGCGCGATCTCGAGATTCGGAATGAGACGGGCAGCGACGGGAAGCCGCGCGAGGTCGTGTACGCGCGGAAGCCGGGCGATCCTAACGCGACGTGGGAGACGCTCGAGACGGTCGCTAACCGCGATTGGACAAAGGAACATCTCGCCGCACTAAAGGCGGGCGCCGCGGGTACGAATGGCGCCGGCGCTGCAGCGGGTAACGGTCAACCGGCGTCGTACGTTACATTCCCGGATAACGGCGGGGGCAACGGCAGCAGCGGCTCCGGCTCGATCCTCGAGAGCTTCACGAAGTCTCGCGCCGAAGCGGCGCGCGCAGTGACAAACCCGTTGCAGCCGCAAGGCGCGCGCACCGGAACGAAGTAGGCTCACCCTACCAGTAACACGGGGTTACGCATGCCGCGGACAGAATACACGAACATGCTCCCGAATTTCATCGCGGATCCGGGCTTTATGCGCCGGCATCCTTCGGGGCGTCAAGTCAAGTGGGCCGCCGTCTCTGAAGATTTCATAGACGAGGCGACGGGGAAAAAGCGGCTCAAGGCCGGGCAAGTGGTGAGCGAGCTCGCCGACGGATCCGTGATCGAGTACGGCGGAACCGATGCGAGCGCGTCACCGGACGAAACGCCGACGACGGCCGTCGGCCTGCTCGCCAGCGAAGCGAACGAAGACGCACCGGCGGAAGCGCTTTCCGGGTACGGCATTATCACCGGCGGCGTCGTGTGGGAGAACCTGCTTCCGAATGCGGAAGCCGGAGAGCTGCCGGCGGGCACGAAGACGGCGCTCACGAACGGCGGCGCCGCTTTCCAGTATCACACGTACGAGGACGATCGCGCCGTATAGGCGCTCGCGCGGCCGCGTCCCAAGGGGCGCGCGGCTCACTGTGGGACGGCGCCGGCATCCTCTGACGATGCCGGCGATCGGAAGGTGAGACGAACGGCTGCCCAAGGGCGCAGCGCAACCCAAGCACAACGGGATCCGCCTCAATGTTCATCAATTTTGCGGCACTCATCGCCGCGCTCGGGCCGGGCGCCGCGGCCGTCATCGCGAATCGCGCGCGCGCGCCGGGGAGTTACCTCTTCAACACGTTGCTGCCCGAAGAAACGCGTTTCGGGTACAGCGTGCAGTCCGGGAATATCACGATCCGGGCCACGATGGCCGGCCTCGTCGGTATGGATTCGCCGTATCCGCCGGGCGGCGCGATCGGCTCAACGTCCCTGCAGGAGCAGACGGCGAAGATCGCGAATGAGATTCCGATCAATGAGCAGACGATGCGCACACTTCAGGAGATGATGCTGCGTCTCCAAGTGTCGCAGGCGCCGACGAACGACGTCGTCCTTCGGCAGCTCTTGAATTTCGTCGCGAAAGTCATCGTGCAGCCGCATCTCGATACGGCCGAGTGGATGCGCGGCCGCGCGCTGCAGACGGGCCGCCTCGACTGGGTAATGAACGGGATCACGCTCGCCGTCGATTACGGCGTGCCGACGGGGAATATCCTCACGGTGCGCTCGGGGAACGACGCGTACGGCGGCTCGGCGTCCAAGTTCCACACGGACGTACGCGAGGCACGCCGGATCCTGAAGCGGATCCGCGCGATCATCGCGCATCCGACGACGATCGACGAGATCCGATACAACACGGTGAACAACCTCGTGACGATCGGCGAGTCGGAAGGCACCGTGACGCTCCGCCGGGTCACGTCGGACGGGATCTTTACGAATGACTCGCAGGACGTAATTACGATGATTCCGTATGATCTCGAGGCCGAAGTTCTCGATCCGGCCGCTCCGGCGACGCCGCAGAAACTCCCGTTCATGGATCCGGGGAAGCTGCTTTTCGTGGCGCCGAACACGGTCGACGGCTTCGCCGTCAACGTGGACGAAGGGAGCACGGAAGATCCGAATCGGGCGAACCGGCTCGGGTATACGCACGTCGCACCGACGGTCGAAGGCGGCGGGATTCCGGGCCGATGGGCCGATCTCTTCACGCCGCAGCACGAGCCGTATAAGGTGATCGGTCGAGGCGTCACGAACCTGCTCCCGGTCCTCGAGGCCGCGGATAAGATCGTCGTCGCCGAGACAGATCTCGCGTAAGGCAGGACGCACACGGATAGGGTGAGCCGGCTCGTCGGAATCCGCCGGGCCGGCTCGCTTCACTTTCTCACCGTCGGGAGCTGCGGTGCCTCTCTCAAGTTCGGACTTGCTGCAGCCGGTCGGAGAGCTCGAGACGCAGCTCTTCCCGCATCTCGACGCGGCGTTAAGTCCGCCGCCGCCGGTCACGCTCGAGGAACGTCTCGAGCAGTATCTCGACGAGGGATACACACGGGCCGCGGACTTCTCCCTCGACGACGAAGATCACGACACGTACGCGCGCGCGTGGGCCTATTACCGCGCGTATTTCGCCGTATATCAGCGCATGATCGCGACGGCGGCAGAGGCACGGATCGACGGGCAGGGCTCGCGCCGATACGATCCGAAGCAGGCGCTCGCCTTCCTCGAGCTGGCGAACGCAAAGAAAGGGGAAGCGGACGCGCTCGTGCCGGTCGACGAAGACGAGACGGCGCCGGACGTGCCGCCGTCCTCGAGCTTCCGGCATCGGATCGAGTGGTAACGGGATGCCGGGCTTCCCGCTGCTTGACGGCTTCACGAAGGCCGAGCTCACGAGCCTACACCGGGCGAACCTGCCGCACTGGTGCACCGTCGAGACGATCGACGCAGACGACGTATGGAGCGCCGCCGCGACGAGCGTCCCGT